AGAGTCACGTGCTGCACCTGGAGAAACTGCAATGACAGTTGCAGCAGTTGGAGTGGCAGCAGATAATTGCAGGCCCTGGATGTAAAGTCGGGGCAATGCATAGATTGTTTCATTTTGTATTTGTGGAATAGCCATTTTTTATGTCCTCATAAATTAGTTTAGGCAGCCGAAGCTGCCACCAATTAACCTTGTGATAATGGAATAACGTAACGCATGGAGTATTCAGGAACGATTACTGAGCCATGAGTTTCGTCATAAATCATACCGGTTTGGTTTTGACCGAACAGAGAACCGTATGTCAAGCGTAAGCTCGCGCCGGTATCATCATCGTATTCATTCGCAGTTGGATACGGACTTTGTTCTGGTAGTTGAGGCATAGCAAGGTATGCAGCATCGCCACCCAAAATACCACCACAACGGTGAGAAGGCAGGCCTAGAATCTGCATGCCAGCAGCTATTGGGTTATTTAAATTTTGGTTTTGACCGCCAGCCCAGTTAAGTGCAGGAGTGATTGTAATTGTCACAACACCACCAGCATTAGAGGCAGCATTTGCAGTTGCTCTAAATTGTACGGGGTTTGCGGATGGGAAATGGCCAATGAATGTCAAATAACGCATATTGGGTTGACCACTTACGCCATCTTGGAAGCTGAATAAGTCGCCAGCAAGAACGGCATTAGCATCACTTGCACCCGCGCCACTTAAAGTGATTTGAGTAACATTATTACCAGTTGGATCGTTAGTAGATACAACAGTCAAAGTGGTTTGGTTGATACCGGTGTTACCAGACACATGAATCGGCATTAAGTTAGACTGATAATAGCTAACTAATGGGGTCCCAAAATCACCAACTTCCCATGACATTGCGATTTCATCATTTCTATGTGGAACGAATTGATTTAAACCATTACCCACAACGCTTGGCACGACGGTATCCGGCAAGTAAACTTTAATGCCTTCAGCAACAGAGCCATAGTTTTTAAAGAACATAATGGCTTGAGCCAGCTGTTGGTATGAACTTATTGCAGTTGTACCATTGCCATAATAACGGTATGGTCCTGAGAATACGTTTTGTGACCCATCTAATTGACTGGTTACGGCAGATGCCCAGTTTAATGCGATATTGCCTTCAACAAGAGCTGCAAGTTCTGCAATCGCAGACTTACCAAAGACTCTCATATAGTCTTCTTCGCCTTTTTCTAAGTTGAATATTCTTTGTTGTGATGTAACGGCGAAAGATGTGTTATTCGCTTGGTCACAGGCTAATGATTGTACGCGTTGCACAGCTGGTTGAAATGCTGCAACTAAACCTGCTGTAGTAGTAAACCTAGGAGGTAAATCAAAGGTAACAACAGAACCTAAATTTGCTTGAATTTTATCGAAATCTTTAAATTTAGTGTTAAATGTAGAAATGTGACAACATAAGTTCTGTAATAGAGCAAGCCCTGAGCGTTGATATGTTTGAACCTGTTGTAAAATATTTGTGGGGAAAACTGCCATGTTAGTTACTCCTAACTTTAGTCCTTTAAGTTAGGATTCGTAAGTGCGTCCTTATGCCCTGTATTTGCGTTTCAAGTCACTCATAGACAAAGAACTACCCGAATCCGTTCCGGTATTAGAAGGTCTATTTTGTGATAAAGGTGCATTTGGATTTTTGGCTGTAGCTGCGGCATCGTTTGCTTTCATGGAATCGGACAAACGCTTAATTTCATAAACCGCATCTTCTGGCTGCTCGGCATAGAATCTTTCAAACTCATATAATTTAGAGCGATTTTTGGCAAGGTGATAAAGAACATCAGCGGAATTATCAATATGCTCGGCGAGCAATTGAACAACACCTGGATAATTCTCCATCTTGACACTTCTTGCTACCGTCTCAAAATCATCATACTTGTCTTTGCCGGCCACAATCTTTTCACCAAACATACGGACAATGCGATTAGCCGCCTCAACATTTGACCGTTCTTGAGCCTCATGCTGAAGTTCGGTAAAGTGGCTTTTAATCCTATCATCTGTAACACGCTTTATGTCGTCTTCAGACATATTGCGGTGTGAGTCTTGATATTGCGGCGAGCTTTGTGCTTGACCTGCTGATTGTGCTTGTTGACGCTTATACGCCTCAACTGCTCTATCTGCTGCCTCACGCTTTGCATTACCTACAATTTCATTAACTTGTGATTGTGGAATCGTCTTTTCTGTTATCAGTGGCGATTCTACCGCTGTCTGAACTGCTTCAGACACATTATCCATAACACTATTATCCATAAGTCCCTTCTAGCTATTGCCCCGCTACGGTATTTGACCTCTGCATCTCGCGCAGGTCTCGGATTGTTACGCCATCACGCTATTAACGCCCTCACATATCGCATGAGTCTCGGTTTGCGGAAATAATGCCATCCATGGCGTTTAGATATTTCCGGTGCACAAGTGCCAATTTATTTGAAACCATCAACATAATCAATGAAAATCTGATTAAGTAGTAAACAATATTAAATATTATTACTCAATATTAGATTTTATTAATGCATAATAAGTCTCTTTAATTTATGATTAATAACTAAATTAATAAGGATATTGATGAAAGAAGAATTTTACGAATTCGACCCCTGCGAAATTGATGAATCGTATGACGAAGAGGAGGACGAGAATGAAAATTCTTTGGATAACTGGAAACCAGTTCTGGTTAGAAAGCAAATCGTTCAATCTAAATGGAGAAAAGACCAAATAAAAGATAATGCCAATCAACAACCTAATCTTGATGATATTAGAAAAATTCATATGCATTTAAATAAAGACGTTCCGGACTCAGAAATCATGCAGGTTTTTGGGATTAGCTGCGAAACGCTCGTTGCAATTAAAAAAGACAAGTATTGCCCGGTTGATGGTATAAAATTCGATACATTATCTAAAATATATAAACATTTTGATTTTCTAGAAAGAAAACTAAAATATTTATCAAGAGCAAATAATTACATTAGTAAATTAATATTCATGGATGATATAAGCTTGAAAAAATTCAAAGATTATTGTGAAAATAAACAAAAACCAAGACCTAAAAATTCAAACAATAAAATTGAACTGTCAGAATCACAAGGATGAAAATGATTATTAATGGTGAAAAATACCTAGTCGAAAAGGAGCTTCCTCCTAAATATGGTTTATCAATTCATTGGTTTAGAAAAGCAAGAAATGAGGGGAAAAGCCCCATATACCATAAACTCAATCGAAAAATTTATTATAAAGAAGGTGAATTAGACAACTGGTTCAAGGAACATTTAATTGCTGTATCACCTATGAAATAAGGCAGGAAAAGGAAGTAAACCCGCCTATTTCATTACAACTAGAACACAGTATACCCTATTAATATTGTTCCATTAAGTGAAGTTGCTGCAGTATTATTAAATATGGTTAATGTGGCCGATCCCGCACCAGGTGCGACAGTGAAGGTTATGTTTTGAACTGTATTTGTCCCACCTTGTATTGTTAAACCAATTACAGAGGTTGCAGTAATCTTCGTATTAGTCCAGGTAATAACATAAGTTGCACCACCTGCTGTGGTTAAGGATGATGTGGTTATCACACCTGCATTACCACTAGCTGTGACCGCATTTGTAGACTCCACACCATTGGCTTTAACAAGGATAATTTGCCCTGAACCAGTCATGGTATTTACAGCTGTGGTTTGCATAACAGCTGTTGCAACAATTGCTGCATCTACTATTAATCCTGCGGTTCCACTTGCCTTTACAAGATTACCACTCACAAGAGCTGCAGGAGCCACAACAAAATCAGCAGTAGCGGCAGCAGGGTCTGGGATACTAATTACAGATGCTTGGCCCATTGCAACGTTACTAATAGTTGTATTTGTATTGCCTGTATTTGCAACCGCCGCAAGGATTAGAGAGCCCTTTGATGCAGTTCCTGGAAAAGATGCGACAGTACCTGCAGTTCCTGATAGGCCTGCTGCAATATTACCAGGTTGGGTCACATTGCCCGCAGCTGATGAAATAGTACCAGTGGTATTTGTAAAGTGCGCAAGATAGTTGGCAGTTGTTGGCAATACTGCGTCACCAGAATTTGCCCATTGGGTTAAGGTTATCTGTCCAGTACTTGCAGCTATATTTACCGTAAAGATACCAAATGTTCCTGACTGGGTTTGAATATTAAAACTATATAATGCTTGTATAACATCCGCATTTGATAGTGGGATACCGGCTTGAATACTTGCAGAATTAAGATATCCTGCAGTAGTAACAGCCGCAAGGTTATCACCAAAGATTGCAAATTTAAATTGTGGCAAATTTCCATTAGTCACCGGAATAGGTGTAGGAAATTGGATAATAGAGGTCATTTTATTTTAGTCCTTTAAAATAAGTTATATTAAGCTTTTCTAGGTGTCAATGAATCACCGCGTCGACTCCAGTGCGCTTTGTCTCCTGGGCCCATCTTGCCATTGTGTCCTTCACAATCTTTTGGATTGTATTCAGAACGACGTTGCTTAACACGCTCAATTCCTTGTTGATGATTGTCTTTAACTTTTCTGTTATCAATCATTCCTGCTCTTTCTTTAGCCATTTTGATATCCTTATCATTGGTTGGTTGGATTAGTGCGAACTTAATTTTTTTAATGTCTCTGCAAGATTTGCCCTTTTTCGCATTAATGGGCTCTTGCTATGCTCGGCCTTTTCTAGCTTTTTCTCAGGGATTTTTTGACCTTGAGGCACGCCCAAAGCTTTATGTAAAGCGCCTTTGTGCTTAACAGCACCTGCGATCCAGTTAGGCATAATTATTCCCCTTTTTATATGCCGTCTTAATCGGTTTTTTCATAACCTTTTTA